ACACTGCTGGTGAGTTTTGCTTCGTAACCTTTGTCATCTGGACCGTTAGTTCCAGGTGCTCGTGCAGGAGTATGTACTTCAGGAACTATTTTCTCTGTAGGTTCTTCACTGCCTCGTGACATGTTTGGCATGTCCCAAATTTTGAAAGAGGGTGCTGCTGAGGTGCCAGCATTAAAGTGGTCTTTACGAGCCATCACTACCTCACGATTGGTTTAAATGAGATAGCCGAAATGGCTTCTCCGTTGTCTCCAATAATATCATCAAAGCCAATAATATAAGTAAGATCAACACCACGTGGAGCAACAAAGCCTCGGGCGATTGCTGCTGCTTTGGCTGCTTGATTAACAGCGCTGGCGCCGATAGCACGCATCTTAGGTGCTTGTCCTGCGTTTACCGCACGAGCAAGAATAGAACCAACACTTTGTGGGTTACTACTTCCTGAGACTTTTAAGATATCGTCAATAGGTGTATGTAATTCTTGTGACATTGTAGGACTCCTAATAGAACAAGGTATTTATATTGTTCACAAAGTTTAGGAGTAGTTTGCTTCCTTTAAGAGTTCAATCAGGTCATCTAAACGCATCACAACGTACGAATCACCCAGTGCTTTTTCCCCTTTACCTTTCCTCTTCACAACCAGCGCAGGAACAGCGTCATTTAAGCGCTTTGCTTGTTCTACAGTATCGTTGAGCCACCCACTGATATTGAAGGACTTGTCATTCTTGCACTGAACGCAAACTTTCCTTTGAGTGTCTGGTCGCTGTATTCCATGCAAGTCTCCAGCATCTAGACCACCTGCAAGGGCTGTCCTGTGAGTATTGGGAAAACCGTTAGTGATGAAGTGATCACGAACCAGGACCTCATAGGAAGTACCTTTGGCTTTATTCTTGTTTCCCATTACCAAACTCCCATTCCCAATCTTCGTAATGTGACAAGACATTAGCAATTTCGTAGAGGAAGGATGGCTCAAAATTAACTTGCACTCTGCCTTTTCCTTCTCTTATAACATCAGCCATAAGGCGGACAGTTTCACTTAGTGGCATTTCGTGTTCGGACATATCTACTCCGTGTATTTAGTAATGATTAGGTAACCTGTTTTTGTGCAATGTTTGTGAGGCATATTCTTAACACTTTTACGCACGAGAACACGTTGTAGCCAGCGGTCTGTCCCGTCATAACGGGCTTGAAAAGGTTTGCGTCCATGCACAGTTGTAGCGTTGTCAATGATAAGTAAGTCTCCTGTTTGAAGGATAACTTCTTTGGTGTGCTTCTCAATGGCTTTGTTTAGTTCTTCTAGTGCACCAACAGCATCTTTCCAAAGTCCTACCATGACAGATTTATCGTATTTTAGTTGGTGAGTACCATCTGGACGTTCGTACAAAATGGCAATATCTTTTGGTTGGTCTGGTTCTCCGTTAGTTCTAAAACTTTCATCAACAGATGTGCGGAACCAAGGTTGTTTAAGTAGGTGTATGCAGTCGGCGCTTAGATCAGGAAGTATGTCTTCAATATCAGCGTAAGTGGTTGCAGCAGCAGGGTCACCTCGTAAACACAAGAGTAAAACGTAGTCTGGAAGATATGGATGAAAGCATGTTTCAGTATGCAAATCTAAATTGATTTTAGAAGATGTAGAAATCTGTGAATACTCGGTTTTTTGATTTGGAAGAATGTTTTGAACAATACTTCCTTGCTGTTCTTGCAGGTACCCAACGGGGTGCCCAAGGACATGAGCAATATTGAACAAAAGTTCATGTGCTGTAGGTGTAACCGAATCCGATAACACAGGCACCAAAGGCGTTGGGGGGATGTGCCCAAGGTATTGATGTTGAAGAAGGGCAATGGTCATGGGAGGTAACGGGCTTGACGGCGCTCTTGTGGAGCCACACTGATACGTCTACTAAGTTCTCGGGAGAGCACTTGGGCGCTTCGCTCACATCTTTCAAATACTGAATCCACCATCTTGCGGTAAGCACGAGTAGTGAGGTGCGCTTCTTGTTGCTCAATCACACGGGGGTCAACATCACGGCGTGCTTTAGCAAGTGTGACGGTGTCACCTTTAGCGTTATCTCCCCATTGACCGATCAGTATCTGTGCTTCAATGATGCGGCAGTTGTTGGCTTGGCGCTCTTCGTCAATCTCTGCTGTAACTAACTCGGCTTTAGCGTAAGAAACCCACGCCATGAGTTCCCCGTAAAGGGACATAAGTTCAGCGTCGGATAACTCGTCCAGGTATTCGGGTAACTGTGGAATCTCCGATGTCGGGCGTGGTGGCAGTGTGAACTTCTTGCTGAACTGCGCTTGCGCTGTCGTTTGTGATTGTGATTGTGTCGGTGTTGTCTGTGTCAGTGGCTCTGGTCGTGTAATAGTTCGTGTTGTCATTGTCTTCCTTCCAGCATGTCTTTTTGTGTGGGCATGTCTTGCATGTTTTGTGGTCTGAATCGTTCACCCATGCAGGACGCATAGGTGGGATAGATGAATCTAGCGCCTTGGTAACCGTTTCGCAAGCGGTCAAAATAGGATCTACTAACTCTTGCTGGAAATGCACTACAAACTCTTTTACGTCCTGGGTGGCTTTCCATTCATAGATAAAAACCATGGTGTGTATGCCCGTGCAGTACATGTAGAGCATGGCTTGTCGGACATGTGACGGGAAGGGTTGCCTAATGCGCTTCCACATCTCATCGGGGTTGCCGTCAGCATCTTTAAAGATATCATAACTTTCGTAACGCACGGTGCCAGCGCCCACACTCTTTAGTTCAATCAAGAATGGTGGCTCTTTACCTGTGTCCACAATACCGTCAGCATGTCCAAGGATCCGATGGTATTCATTAGTGACGGGCACTTCCCGATATAGCGGATAAGGGATACCGCAACTTGGGCAGGCTTTAGGGGAGGTGTCTTCCCACTTGTGGTTACACACAGTACTTGAGCACTGCCACATACCTTTAAGAAAACCTAAGTCTTTAATCCAGTTCTGCCACTTGGAGTGGATGGAATGACCTTCAGCAAATACGTTTAAACGCTGAAAGCCAAACTTGTCTTCAATGCCTTTGTAGCCTTTGATGGTGTACCAAGATGAGCGTGGGCACCAATCTTTTTTAGAGATTTCACTAGGGTGCAGATGCAGAGTATCACGGTTGGAATCAAGGCGTTGCTGAATAAGCAAACCTTGTACGAGAGGCACAACCTTACCTTTAGCAGTAAGCGCCTTCTTGTACTCTTGAAGGTGCCATGGTGTTTCAGTCATTATTTAAACCACTCATTTCTAGGAAGTCATCTTCAGTAAGAACAACATAACGTCGGTTATGTAGGTCAAACTGTAATACAGGGAGCCTATCTTCCAGAATGGCACGCTCAATGAGTTCTGCAAGATCTTTGTGCTTAAGAGTTATCTGAGTTTCATTAGTCGTAAACTTGTTTTCAATGAGGATGTCAGCAGTGCGAACGTCATTCTTACGAAGCCAACCTGATCCTGAGCCAGCGTTGCGTGATCCCTTGTAGGACTTGGCAGAGCGTTGCTCTTGGCGCTTGGACTTCTTGTTGATCGCTTTGCGGTCTGTGCTGTCCCCACCAAAGATCACGCCAATCCAAACTTCTCAAAGACGGCTTTGGTGATCCCTTCACGAAGGGTTGTGTCTTCTCGCACGGACTGTAGGACTGCGTCTTTACCTTGCCAACGCTGTTCGCCATAAGAGTAGTAAGCGCCTGCACGAGTAATCAAATCGTATGCAATGGCAATATTCACAACGTCTTTTGTAGTGTCAAAGTCACCACGATCAAATCCTTGCGTTGGCGCAAAGTAGTAATCCACGACAGCCACTTGTTGTGGTCGGTAAGTCTTGTTCTTAATGGTACGAGCCTTGATGGTTTGACCTACGGTCTCATCTTTGGTTTTAATCCACTCGTCACGCTTTACTTCTACACGAGTGAAGTAATGGAAGTTCTTAGCCTTGCCACCTGGGGTCGTACGATTATCTCCGTACATCACGCCAATCTTTTCACGCCACTGGTTAATCATCAAGCCTGTGCACTCTCGTTCATCATGGATCAACGAACGCTTTTGTGCTTTAGAAGACTTACGGAAGAACTTACCTGTGAGTCGTGCACCTAAACCAACAGTGAACTCTTCCATCATTTTCTCTGACTCATCACCAGGAACTAGCGCTGGAAGGGAGTCAATAACAATGAGGTCTACAGCACGATTGTCTAGCGTCTTGATAACGAGATCGTAAACGTGTTCCATGATGTTGGACTCAACAACCCACAAGCGATCAAGGTCTACACCAAGAGATTTGGCGTAGTCAGGGACGTACTCTTCAGCAGCAACCCAAAGAGCGCAGAAGTCAGGGTTGAGTGCTTGGTTAGCCGCAATGGTCTTGTACGCAAGAGCGGTCTTACCTGACGATTCTTCTCCAATGATTTCACTCCACTGGTTAGCAGGCCAACCACCACCAAGCATCAAGTCAAAAGCAAGAATACCCGATGTAATGCGTGGCATTTCTTGGCGAACATCACTTCCTTTTACGATATGTCCTTCGCCATACTTCTTGTTCATGGCATTGATGATTGATCTGAGGCTCTCGTAGTCTGACATTTAAACGCTCCAACTTGATTGATCGGCTTGTCCGTACTTACCATTCCAGCCACATTCAAAACAACGTGGTGCTGGCTGTGCCCCGTTGATCATACTGTTTGAACCACGTCCCACACGACTAAAAACGTTTTTACTTCCGCATTCAGGACACGACATGTTTCCTTCTTTTCGTGCGGCTTCTCCGCCTTTCCAAAGTCTGATGGCATCGCCCATTCCAATTTGTTCTGTAGGTTGTCGTTGTGGGTCAAGTAGTGCTTGACGCTCACCCTCTTGTAAAGGTCTGTGTGGTGGTGCCTCGGGCGTTGTAAAGCGCAAGGCTGGAGTAGTAGGTGGTGTTGCGTAAGTGCGTTCAGGAGTTGGTTTTTCTCCTGCAATCTTTTTTGCCCACCAATCACTCATATTCTTCTCCTTCTAATTCAAACTGATCCAGCATGAGTAGGATCTTTTCTGACTCTATTAATTTATTTAGCAAAGCCATTCCAAAGACAGTGAACACCGAAATGATCTCTTCTTTGGGAGATATTAGTTTATCGGACTTTTCTAGAAAATCAGCAAACCAAAGGGAACCTTCGGTAATTTCACTGTAGACATCTGTAGCCATTAGCACTCCCCAACGTGACATTACGTCTGCGAGTTCTACGTCTTCAACATCTACTGATGGTGGTGAAAACCCCATTTGGTGGGCGTAAGTCTGTCCTTCAGAAACTGAAAGCATCAAATAGAAATTACGCTTATCAATATCGGTCATCACTTAGCGTCTGCCCAGTTGTGGGCAACATTGCAAGACACTCGTAAGGGCACCCCACGCAGGACTACCCCGTCTCCCATGGCTGTTATAAATTGCGGCATAATTATCTCCCAAGAATCTTCTGGTACTGCGGTCACGATTTCGTCGTGTACCTGAAGCAACATCTTAGTACCAGTTCCTTCTAAGGCTTTTTCAATGTCAATCATGGCTACTTTGCAAATGTCTGCGGCACTCCCCTGCACCACAGCATTAATAGCCTGTCTCTCGGCTCTGGAGCGCTTCTCATCGTCTAAGGACTTAATGTCGGGTAAACGGCGCCTGCGCCCTGTCAGGGTCTTTACGTAGCCTTTACCACGGGCTTGGGATATGACATGGCGCTTCCATTGCGTAAGTCCCGAGAACTGCTCGTAATAGCGGTTAATCATGTACTTAGCCCGTTCTTCGGTAATACCCGTGGTACGGGATAACTTCTGATAACCACCGCCGTAGGCAGTAAGGAAGTTAACGCCCTTACCGATCTGACGTTCCTCACTGGTTACATCTTCTACGGGCTTTCCAAAGAGAAGTGCAGCAGCACCAGCATGAATGTCAATATCGTTGTTAAAGATGTGAATAAGTTCAGGGTCTTTAGAAAACATAGCCATAACACGGAGTTCAATTTGGTCATAGTCAGCAACCATCAAGGTGTATCCGTCGGGGGCAGTAAAAAGACTTCGGATACTGGACTCTCGTGGAATGTTCTGAAGGTTTGGGTTGGACGCAGACAAGCGACCAGTAGCGGTGCGATGCAAGTGGAAGGAAGGGTGCAAGCGTCCGTTGGTCAACTTAGGTAGTAGACCATCTACATATGTTGTTTTAAGTTTCTGCGTTTCAGACCAATCCAGGAGTAAGGTAATTGCAGGATGCTTTGACTCCAGCCGATGCAATGACTCTTCATCTACTGAAGGAGCGCCACCTTTGGTTTCTTTAAAGGGCTTTAAGCCAAGCCCACCTTCACGCTTCTTGTTAAACAAAAAAGCCTGCTTATGTTTTGTGGAGTCAGGGTTAAAGCCAATGGGTGCATACTTGGACAAAGCAAGCAAGGTGTCTCGCATCTTGCCGTCCAACTCTGTTCCAAGGTGCTTAAGGCGTTGAGAGTCAACTGGGATGCCTTCGTTTTCCATCTGCATCAACACACGAAGTACTTTGGAATCTTGCTCTACTACTCGGGTCAGATCATCTTGACTTTTGACGTACCCAGCCAAGCGCTCGTAGAGCATCCATGTCCAGCGTGCATCTAAGTGCACGTAGCGTGCAGCCATATCAAAGGGAACAGTATCAATAATCTTACCCAACTTGCCTTCGCTGGCGTATGGGTTTAGGTTGTCATAATTGTGCTTAATCAAGTTCTCTAACGAGTAAGACATCAGGTTCTCGTTGATGGCATGCTGAAGCAACATTGTGTCCCGATATGGGCCTGGGGGTACTTCACCGTAGTACTTGCTGATAGAACGGGCATCAAACTTTACGTTGTGACCAATCTTGGTAAGGTCACTAAAGAAGAGAGGCTTCAAAGCCTCAAACACAACAGAACGAGATAATTGAGTTGGTGGTTCTTCATATACAGCAGGAATGAAGTAACGAGCCTTTGCTGTGGACTCTTGCCCGTTCTTTAGTATCTTGCGGTAGCCCTCGGGTGGTGTAGTTGTACCATCACCAACTTCCTCGGGGCTAACTAAGAAACCTTGGCTATGCCCCATAGGGATAGCCCAAGAAATACCTGTGGTAGCAATGCCAATCCAAAAGACTTCGTTACGCAAAGGATCTAAGGCAAGCATCTTAAGGTAATCGCTTTCTACCTTTTCTCGTGCTTTGCGTGAGATGTCAGGACTAGGGTTCTTCAATTTGGCGATGTGCTGTTTCCAATCCTTCTCAATATGCTCAAGCACATCGGGATGGCGAGAAAGGATGCCACGAGACTCAATGTCAAAGGCAAAAGCACCTGCCTCTTGGCAAGTTGTAATGATGGTTTGTATCTCATCAAGGGTAGACACAACACGGGGCGCTGGGCGCCCCGTGAGTGTTTCAGTAAGGAAAGTCACGGCTTAGTTGTCGTAGCCGAGTTCTTCTGATGCAATTTGCATCAAGTCACGCTTAGTTGGCACTTGGATAATGTCCTCGTTGTAAGCAGTCTCATTGAACTCAATGGCTTCTGCCTCAGTGATAGCGGACAAGTTCCATTCTTCAAGGTCAGCGGCTTTCACCATCTGAAGAAGTGTGGATGAAGTGGCGCCCTTACCTGTGCGAGAGATCGCCCAGTAGTGCTTGTCCAAAGGACCCGTGCGCTCCGAGTTGTGGAAGTTCTTCAACTGGTCAATGACACGAGGACCAACTTCCAAGGAACGAAGCACAGTGTCTTCGCCTTCGGTAAGGAGGGCAACGTTGAAAGCGTGGCGCTTGGATGGACGATTGCCTGCTTTGCATAGTGGGCAATCTTCGCCAATGCAAACGAATGACTTCTGTCCTGAGCGCTCCAACCAGTGTTGACCGTAGGAAGCGTAGGGTGCATCACCAATGAACTTGATGATCTGAG